AACCCTCCGTCACCTCTGCTAATCGACACGCCGTTCCAATAGCTTTTTTTGGTTGCAGCGGCTTTATAACTAGCCGACGCTGCGTTATAACCATCTAGAGCTTCTTTATTCGCTGTGTTCGCGCCGTCTGCAGAGCTGTGTTCTCCTCCATTTACATCAAAATACTTTGATTTTTTTATGGGTTGTACTAGGTTATCTATCTTTGCATTAAGATCTTTTAATCCTGCAGCGTTAAGAGTACTATTAAAAGCTCCTAAAGCGTCTCCTCCTTTAAGGCCAGTAATTGTAGCGTTGACTAACCCATCGGTTATATCACCATTAAAATTACTATTGGTTTTAATAAACCCTGTTATAGTTGCAGTTGTAGCCACCATAGTCGCTTCGCTAATATCTCCTCCTGCGTCTATATAAGCTTTAATTCCTTTATTAAGAGCGTTTTCAGTATTTGCGTTAAACTTAAATTGACCAAAATCTCCAGAAGGTAAATTTGTTTTAATTGTCTTTGTAGCCGCAGAAGCTATTTCACTGCTTACACCACCTAAAAGAGCACTCCTTAAATCGCCCCCTCTAGCTCCAGCCTCAACCGCGCTTCCTATAATGTTTCCTGCAACGGCGCTACCTGTTGCGCCCGTAACTGCTCCAGTAACGTAACTTCCAATTTTAGGTGCAACATACCCTACGGCTACTGATTTAAGTACGTCACCAAAATTACCACCTTTTGCCAGTGTGTCTGCACCATTTATAAGTGGAATAGCCCATGCATTACCTGTTGCGGCAGCCGCGATAGAAGCAATAGTTGCAATGGGGTCATCCATTACAGCTTCTACAACGTCCCCAATAGCGGTTGCTACAGGTTGTATAATTTCTTCTACAGCAAACTCTATAACGTCTTCTACTACACCTATTACAAAATCAAAAACATCCCCGATAGCATTTGCTATAAAAGCCATATTATTCCCCTGCCTTTAAAGGTTCTTTGCCTAAATTAATAAAAACTACGTATTGACCGTCTTTGCCGCGACCTACAGCAACATTAGAATCTTTACCTGCTAATTTTTTTTCTAACACACGCATTGCGGGTAAATAAGTATCCCCTTTAAATTGAGAAGCATAGTGTGTAAATTTTTTATTTTGTAGATAACCTAAGTAGTTTAACATATTTTGAATAAAATTACGTCCTGTATCTACATTAAATGCACGGCCTACCATCTTACTTTTATTCGCGCCTTTGCCTTTGTGCCCAATAAACACTGTATTTCCAACCTGTACTATATCTGCATTTTCCATCGCTGTTTCTTTAGCAACGGAGGCTAACATGGCTTCTAGGGGTACATCATCTACTTTTAGTTGTTTAGCTGCGATAGCCATAACTTGACCTGGGGCAATTTTTTCTTGGTTGCTATCAATAGTTTCCATAATTCACCTAAGTTATCTCAAGTATACTAGCTACCACATGTAGCCTATTCGCTGTAGCAGCGGTAACTTTTAGTATCTCGGTCGCTTGCACTACCAACGGTGCAGTTAACAGCTCTACAGTACCATTAGCGGATACTGACTTAGTTTTAAACAAACTATACACAGAAGAACCATTAGTCAAAGTTAAAGTTATTGTATCAGCGTTTCCAGAGTCTTCAGACACGACAATAGATTTAATAATAGCAGTTGTCGAAGCAGTGCAAGTATATAACGTAGTAACACTCGTTGCTGTTAAGTCTGCTTTTGCGTTTACATAAGTATTTGCCATTAGCCTACAAACCACCCCATTGCGTCAGACGTATCTGCTAAAGACGTATCTCGTAGCACACTATCTATTTGATTAAAGTATAACCGTAAAATCTTGTTAAACTGTTCAAACTCTGCGGCATTGTATTCTTTAGGGGGGTAAGGTAACGCGGGTGCTCGAAACTCTACTGTATACCGATTAGCCATTAGCGCCTCCCATCTGCACGTAAGTCAACTCTAGGTGCGCCCAATTGCCATTGAACTCCTGTAGCGCTAGATTCTACTTTCATTGACATTTGCCTACCACGAACTCTTGTATGTATTTGTTCTGTATACACTTCAACGGGAGAAGTAGCGCTACGGGTAACCGCGCCTGTGTTTACACCGCTTTCTGATACGGGTGAATTATAACCAGAACCAGAAGAATTTAATGGGAAAAAGGTCATGGCTATTGCAGGGCTGTTTGCTGTAGATCCTTCAAAAGAAACATCGGGTAGTACCCGCGACATTAACATAAATTGATGCCCATCATCTAAATCAAATTCAGCCGAGGTTATAAACGCAGGTATTGCCGCAGTAGTACTCGTCTCGTTATCATCAATACCGTTTTCGTGTTCTACAAGTATAGAGTTAAACGTAGCCGCTAGTGGGAAAGATCGAAGTCCTGAGTCTAACCATGCAGACCGAGCCATAGACCCATAATACCAAATATCTTCTAAGTAGTTGTAAACAACGTATTTATCAGCACTAACTTCTCCCGCAGAACAATAAAACCACCACACTTCATTAAACGCTTCATTAGTCCCTGCAAATACTTGTTCAAACTGTTCTGAGTTAAAATCAGTAAATACATGTTTACGTAAGTCGCAAGGGAGTGGTTGAGATCTACCATCGTATTTATAAAATCTATCCTTACCCATCCAATAGGAAACACCATTGGCGTAAGCCACACTATTTTGAGAAGCTATAGAAGTTTGTTCCCCAACAAGGGTAGCTGCCCATACGCCTGACCCTGCTCCAACATATTGTAAAGAATAAAGGGATGAATCTGTCCAAACAAGAACTTCTTGCCTAGATTGTGACGCGGCTATTATTTCGGTTCCACGAGATAAACGCAAACTACCAGCTTGGTTTGTAGCTGCAGGTGACCAATTTGTAGCGTCTTCTTGGTCAGACCATCGAATAAGCATAGGATCTTTAACAATACTCCCTAACACGTTTGCACCGAAACAAAACACAAACCTACTAATATCTGACACAAGTATAGAATTTTGCACGATAGGTACATCTGATGCCCCTGCTAGGCTAGATAATAATACTGCGCGAGTTGTTAGGGTATTTGAAGCATCCCAATAAAATATACTACTGTTGCGGTGACCAAAAATTAAATCCTCCCCAAAGTTTTGTTGCGACCATATACGTAGTTCTTCTTGACTAGTTTCGCCAGTATTCCATAAAGCCGCGCCCCAGCTACCCGCGCCCCAACCTGCTAAGTCTGTAGAAGTTTCTACGCCAGTATTAATTTGATATGCCCCAACAACAGAACTACCTCCGTTACCAGAATCTGATGACGTAGACGCTACATTAGTAAACGTAAGAGATGTGTTACTAAAACTTTTTGCTAACATTGTATAAGTACTGTCAGTCTCTATTGTTAGTATTTCATACTCTAAATTTAACACAGCGGCGGTAATATTTCCTCCAAGCGTAGCTGCTCCTGAGAAGGTTACAAAATCACCGACTAAAGCGCCGTGACTAGGGTCGGTAACTAAGATAGTAAAACACGTTACACCTGCGCTGTTACTATGTGTAGCTGCTGTAGTACTTGTAGATGTACCAGATATTAAATATGAAGCGCCACGAGTACATCCTGTTAACGTGTTATCAGTAATACCTGTATAAGAGACAGCCTCGCTATCAATTAACACTACCCCTACTAAAGGAAACCCTGTGGCATCTGTAATTGCTATAGTAGTAGCGGAGGTAGACGTTATCGCTGCACTTAATGTAGTATTAGACGCACTAAACGTAATATCACCCGCAGATGTAGTTACTCGTAAAGGCGTAATATCGTTATAAGCACCACCATTTTCTATATAAAATTTAAGGTTAGTACCAACACCAATTAGATTTTGACTCCCTAGAGTAATCCAATTCCACAAAGATCGCGCAACACCAAGATACGTTGTGGTGTTTAATCGAGTCCAACCACCAATTTTTTCTGGTGTGCCTTGCCTAAATCGAACATTATTGCACTCGTACCAACCACCTTCGGTAGTATACCTAGTATTTTCACGGTTAACTCCTGGCTTTAATAGCAATTTCTTTAAAGGCATATTTAATCCAATACAGTTTTAATCTAGCAAGTTTAAAGCTTGCTCCTTTGTTTCATCATTTCTCCGCAACCAACCTCGACCAAACGTGTCAAACGTACTAAGAGATCTGTAAAACCCTTCACGCATGTAATGCATTTGATCAATTATATCTGTTGGCTCAATAGAAGCTACAGCTTGTAAAGTCATTGGCCCTATACCACCGTCCTGCTCAACACCAATGATACGTTGTAGTGCTTTAGCCGCGCGGCTAGTCCCGCTATTCACACCCCAATCAAAGACGGCCCAATCAACGCCAGAGGGCAAATCATCTCCACGAACACGATCCCAATAGTTTTC